CATGATAGCTCGTAGTGAGATTATCAGAGCGCATAACGCCACGGCAGATATGTCGTATATACAGTCAGGAGTGATACAAGAGAAGCAATGGTATACGGCGGCAGACGAAAGGCGTTGTATATTCTGCAAAGAAATGCACGGAAAGGTTATAGTCGTTGGTGGTGACTATTTCAAGCAAGGCGATAGATTCGAGGTTATTGATGGCAAAGGCAAGTTGCAGACGCTGAAACTTGATTATAGCGATATTAAATATCCTCCAATTCACGTGAAATGCCGTTGTTGCTTGCTTCCAGTGGTTAGCGACTAGAAGCGAGAGCATGGAGAACACAAGAAGACGTACTGAATAGAAGATGTAGCTGTATCAGAAATAGTATGGAGATAACAGGGGGAGAGTTATGAAGATTAAAGTAAATAGGAAAAATTCAAGAATTGTTGGACTAGATAATATTGTAGATGCTGAGTTGGTATTTTCGCATGAGGCAGGAGATAAGTTTTTCCATATTGACGACTTTATAGAGTATATTGAGGCTTACGATCCAGAGAAGCGACCAGAGGGCAGTGTAACATTGGGATTTCGGTTTACAGATACAGCCTTCGATTATATGTCTTGTAATCAAGATGGCAAGATCGTAATCTCAGACCAGTTTAGGGATGCCATAAAAGAATCAGAGAAGGATTATCAGGACGATCCGAATAAAAATAAAGTAATCAAGGATCAGTTTTGGGAAAAAATCAATAAATGGGATAAGTGGTTTACTGAACTGGAGGAAACGAGGATTTATAAATTTAGTAGTTGCGATAATGAAGGAATAACCCTAAAAAACTAAATACGAACTAAAGAAGCCGGCGAACAGGTGGACTCTATGCCTTCGCCGGCTTTTTATTTGCCTGTTCGCTTGGCTACTTCAAAGATGGTGATTATTATGGCTATACTGATAACTGATGATAAATACAAATCATATAACTGCAAGCAGAAAAAAGAATCTGTTTATGAGGAATTTGACCACAATGGCAAGCGGATAATCGTTGTAACTGGATTCTCAGGAGATAATAGCATAGATCGTGATAAGGAAATCATTGATCAGACTAAATGGAGACCCGAAAGTTATAACTCTAGGATTGTTAAGTTTATGCCATTTCACGAATACAACAAAGTTCCAGTTGGACTTCATAGGTGGATAAAGGCATTTCCAGACAGAAAAAATGCAACTGCTACAAAATTTCAAGCGCAATTTGGACCCCATGAGTTCGGGCTTGCATTTGGTGAACTCTATCTTGATGGTATCATGGATTCATTTAGCGAAGGCTTCGAGGCGTTCAAGTGGATTACTCCAAACGAAAAGTCAGTTGATTGGGTACGAACATATATTGATCAGGAACGTTATGAGATTAGTGTAGTCACCATTCCAGCGAATAAAAACGCAGTAGTTGATGATATAGAAAAGGCATTTGACGAGGTATCACAAAACAAAGATGAGACGAAGGCAGTTATAAAGCAATACTTGACTTTTGAGATGGGCGATAATGGTATAATCGTAGAAAAGACGGATTCATACACAATTAAAAACATTGAACTAGAGTCAAGAATAACATTACTTGAGCAAGAGATAGAAAAACTAAAAACAAACCAAGAACACGACGCCAGTGAGTACACTGGAGAAATAGAGATTGACCTTGATAGTATCGAGGTCGAAGTAGACGCATTAGACGCTGAGGGAGATACTTTAGAGGTGTTAGTCGGCGTGGGAGATGTGCAAGTAGATATAGAAGCAGAAATACAGGTAGAAATCTAACACGAAGGAGACGATATAAAATGGCACTTCCATTAAATCAACTAACACGAGAGCAACTAAAAGGACTTTCAGACGAACAAATCAAATGGTTGGCAGAGGACAGAATAAAGGCAAATCAAGAGGACGTTGATGCAGTTCACAAAAGCCAAAAGCTTACAGCCGAAGAAAAGAAAGAGATTTTCGCAGACATAGAAAAGGAAAATGCAGAACTCAAGACCAAGATTCTGGATATGGGCAAAAAGCTTGACGACTTTATGACAAAGAGAAATCTACCACCTGAAGGTGAAAAGAAACATCCTCTTAACTTCGGTGAATTCATGCAGACAATGGCAAAGATGGCACTGCGGAAAGATGGTCAAGAGGTTAAGGGCTTGACAAATGAGGTTGTCAATAAATACAAAGAGATGACAAAGACAGCCGGCGCTGGAATGGAAGCTGAGGATTGGAGTGAAGGCGGGGCGTTAGTCGTGCCAGAGTTTAGCAATGAGCTGATACGGCTTGGCTATGAATCAGCAGGGCTTGTGAATATGGCAAGGAATTATCCTGTTAGCGGAAACTCTCTTGAGATTCCATATATTCGTGACGCAGATCAATCAGATGGGTATGTATCAGGCGGAGTTAGGGTCTATTGGGTTGACAAAGAGACTGCACCAACAGCCACAAAGCCAGTAACGGACAGAATGAAATTTGAGCTAAAGAAAATCATGGGCATGGCTTATGCTGATCTTGAGCTGATAGAGGATTCACCAATCACTATCCAGACAATGCTGCAAACTGATTTTGCCGATGCTTTTACTATGGCTATGGATGACGGTATGCTAAACGGAACAGGCGTTGGTGACTTGCTAGGCGTGATGAAATCACCATGCCTTGTTAGTGTGACAATAGAGATAGGACAGACATTGGCTGGCGATCCGATTATGTTTGAAAATATCAATACCATGTATGCACACTTACCAAACATGAGCAAGAGACGTGCAGTATGGTCAATTAATCCAGATATGACTCCGAAATTACCATTGATGAACCTTTCCGTTGGTTCAGGTGGTTCGGCAGTATTCTTGCCGGTTGGCGGGGCTTCTGGTGCGCCATTCTCAACGCTATATGGTAGACCGATAATTGAAAATGAATGTTGTCAAGCACTTGGCACAAAGGGCGATATAGTTCTAGGCGACTGGTCTTATTATGCCCTTGTGAGAAAGTCATCGGGGTCAAGATTCGAGACAAGCATCCATTTCAAGTTTGATACTGACGAAATGACATATAAATGGGCATGGAGAATGGACGGAAAGCCATTGTGGTATAACTATAAGACACCAAGGCGTGGTGCAATGACTAGAACGCCATTCGTCACACTTGACGCAAGAACATAAGGAATTGAAGATTAGAAGATTCTAAGATTGGAAGATTAGGAAACAGCAAATAACTTGACTAATCTTCTAGTCATTTATATAAGGAGACATAACATGGCACGAATATCTGAGCAAATGACATTTAATAACACCTGTATTCCACCACAGACACTAAACAACAGCACTGCAAGTTCAACAGGTGTAAGCATGGCAACACATAGAAGGATTGCTTATACTTGCTATCCGGGGTCAATTCCCGGTAGCGGGGCTTTAGCATGGAAATTACAGCAGTCTGATGCGGTTGCTGGAACGTATCACGATATTACAGGAAAAACAACTTCTCACACTGATGGAGAAGATAACAATGCGAAAGTGATTGAGATCAACTCAAGCGAATTGACGGTGCTAGAAGGACATCCATTCGTGAGATTGTTCGTCACAGAATCAGGATCACAGACTTGCTATATTTCAGCATCAATGGTGATAGAAAAGGATTACTAAGGAAATGAAGAAGTAGGAATTAAGAATTTAGAAGGAGAAACAGAAAGTAAGACGAAATCTGGTTTTCCTCTCTTAATTCTTAATTTTCCTTAATTCTTAATTGGATTTATTATGCGTATCAAGCTGACACAAGACTGGAAGGAATATTCCGCAGGTGACACTATTGTCTCCCCCGATAACGTCGCTTGCTATCTGATCAGGGCGGGGAAAGCGTGTCAGCTTGATACCTCTAAAGAAATAGAATATCCTCCGAAGGATAAGATGATAAAGGGTTCTAAAAACAAACAGACGCACTCCGTCTTAAAAATGAGGTAGAGAAATGGCAAAATATTACGCAAACGATAAGAGACGAATCAACAGAGCGGCGCTAGAAAATAGCGTCGCTGTTGATGGTGAAGTAATAAAGCTGGGAACGTTGTCAAGTCCGATAGCCAAAACAGTGGCTGGCTATGATATTGCTTTATTCACAACGTTAAGTGCTACCGCTGGAAGTAATAGGTCAATTATTGCAGACGTGCTTTTGACTGGACAGATAACAACGCTTGGGAACTACACGATACGAGGTCAAGCAAGACTTTCGGCGGCGGTTGACATACTGGGTGGTGCTTATATCGCAGGTATACAGGCAAAGTTCACGATGGCAAGTGGGGCGGTTATAAACCATGCTGATTGCCGTGTATGTGCAATGCTGGTACAGCTTGACGTATCAGGTGGAACTTATACGGCGGGTCAGCTTTCAGCACTTTGGGTTGACTGCGGCGCTTCTGGCAATCCCGGCGTTGGCGATGGTCAAGGTAATATTGTGAGAATATCCAACACAACGACTTGGGTGCCAAATGCAGTATTCTTTGTCTATGCCGAAGCAACTTATTTGTTTCAATTTGCAGGCGGTCCGGGTGGAAATGCAGATTGGTATAGCACAACAGGAAGCGGCGGAGCTACTAGGAAACATAGAATCGCTTGTTTGGGACCGGACGGAGCGGCTTGTTATATGTCGCTTTATACTGATTAGAAGGTGATACCATGAAGTTTATAGAGACGGATATAACAGCTAAAAGAACTCTAAGCGGTGCTGATACTGCCGATATGACGGAAGGTGAAGTACTTTTCATAGAAGCTGATGGCAATACGGTAGTAAAAGAGGAAGTTCCAAAAGGCAAGAAATGGCGTGTTATATTCAACATTACGATAGAGGAAACAGACAACTAATACCAAAAGGGGGAGACTATGAAAATCACAATGGCAGATTTACTTATCATCAGGCAAGGGTTAAATGAATATGGAAAGCTAACTCCACCATTGGCAAAGGTCGCACTAGCCATGGCAAGGATAGGCAAGAAGTTGAAACCAGAGCTTGAGGCAATGGCAGAGTCAGAAATGGCTTTATTGAAAAAATATTGTTCAATGGATAAAGACAATAATCCGATTCGTGTTGATGGCGGTGGTTATGATATTCCAGATGAAAATTGGAATGATTTTGAAGCTGAAAAGAAAGCCTTGCTTGAAACTGAGATTGACGTAGATATTACACCAATAAAATGGCTAGATATTGAGAACACAAAAGGGATAACGTCTTTGATGATTGAGTTACTTGATAAAGTAATTGAGTTTGAATAGGAGATAATCATGGCGATAGTATCACTTGCAACCGTACAAACTTATGTAGGGTCAACAAATGCGAATGTGACAACGATCCATAATGCTGTTGAGGCAGTGGTTAAAAGCACTTGCTTTTCGCCATTCGAGTCAACGAGTTACACGAATGAGTTATACTATCGC